TCTTGACACCGGTACCATCGGACGGCGGACCGTCCCTCTGCGCGTCGGTGTAGCCGGTGTGAAGACTCTGGAATTCTGTACCTTTCACAAAAAAATGGCGAGATCGGGGAATAGATGGCGAATTGTGCGATCGAGCGCTTGGCGGATTATTCGTTTTCCCATTGGCGGATTGTCGGTCGGAAATGCCTCTGCAGTGCCCCTGCATTCTCACTGATAAGCCCCACCAAAATATTCGGCGGCTTGCAGCTTCAAATAGTCGTTCTCATCGTGATCCAGCTTAAGGATCCTAAACTGTTTTGCGCTCCATCCAGGTTGGCTGCTGTGGGTCACTGAGATTATATCCTCCGGTTCCAGGGCCAGCCCCTTCACCGTAGTCGTAAATTCGCAGACGTAATTGGCGTTCACTTCTTCGGCCAGGATCGTCATGGCCAGGAGCTGGGCTTGCTCCAGATTGGTTACCGCGGGGAATTTCAGGTTTTCATCAACAATGCCGTTATTCCCGGCGCGATCGGCCCTGGCATCCTGATTGAGCTGGTCGTCCACTATCAGCTCGGTTTCGGAGTTTTGGCTGTCTTCTGAATGGTAGAATACGTGCAGACGATTGGCGCGATCGGCGCGTTCCACCAGCTCGGAGCTGAATGAGCCTTTCAGGATGTTGGTTTGGTCAAAGCTGAAGATGCTGGCCCCTGCTCTCCGCTCGCGCACAACGAATTTGCCGCTCGAGATAAACAACGAACCATGACAGGCGTCCAGGATCGCGCGCATGTGCTCCTGAATCGGTTTGCGCGCATCAATCGCATAATTGGCTTCGTATCGGGGGCGGGTAATTGGGCCGTCTGCAGTCTGGATCACAATCTGTTCGTCGCACCTGGTGGCGAATGCGTCAGCCGCCGACCAGTCGATTTTGTCCTCGGAAAAGCCTTTGCCGCGTAGCGGTTCGGTCAGGAGGTAAATGATCTGGGCGACGTTGTTCTGGGTCCAGGTCCGCGGGTAATAGTCGTAGGTGATGGTGATGGTGGATGCGGCGGCCGGGGCGGTGATGAATTCGACGTAACCCTTAAGTTTGTTCAGGCGATAGACGTCGCCGCTCTGATTGCCCGGCCCGATCTCCGTGAAGCTGGTTGCGCCGACGGTTAACGAGCTGATGCTGATGACGTCGGCATTGGCCAAGGCAAAGCGGACTTTTACGCCGTCGGCGCCGGGTAAATCCTCCGCGGCCGCTGTTGCGGTGATGAATCCATTTTCATCGAATTGCCGACAGAGGCGCCCTTTCACGCGGCAGATGAGATTGAAATTGCCCAGGACTTCGCCATTGGCCAGGCGAAAGACCAGGTAACCGCAGCCGCTCAGGCCATAGATGGGAAGTGTACGATCGTACCAGGCCCTGACGTCGACGGGCACTGAGATTGCATGGGCTCCGTCATAGCGGCTGATGGATGGGACTGTGGAATCGCCGGAGATGCTGCCGGTAACGGCTTCGGCTTTGGTCTGGGCTGGATCCAGCCTGAATCCGATCACGGTGCCTGAATGGAAGCTCTGGTCTTCGTAGGATAAGCCGTTAATCTTGAGGCCGGTCAGGGTGTCGAAATCATCAAAGGGAGCTGAGCCGAGCACGACGATTTTGTTCCACATCTGCAGCGTCTTGTCAGTGATGCTTTGGGTGTTGTCGATAAGCTGGGAATAAATGGCATTTCCGGCGACCACGACGCTGCCCAAAAGATCGGCCAATGGCAGTTCGGAGGAGGTCTGGGTAACGAGTGGGTTCTGGGAATATCTGCCTGTTTGATTGAGGAATCTGGGCAGTTTCGGTTTGGGCGTGAGCTGGGCGGCAATGAAGCTCAGCGCCAAGCCAATGAGCAGGGCGATTACCTGCACCCAGCCCAGATCCGGATTGTTCAGGGCCTGGCAAAGTTTATCAGCTTCTTCGGAGCCCAGTGCGCCCATGGGTTCAAGACCTAACCTCCGCAGCAGCTCCGGGCCGTTATCGATGCGGGATTCGCAGCCGGCTAAGATGTGCAGCAATCGACCATGGCCAATATGAATAGCCACGTGGCAGGGCCGGCCGGATTGTTTGTGGCGAAAGAATAGGATGTCGCCTGCGCGCCAGATCTGGTGAAGCATCGCGGAGCGGAGGATGCGATCGGCGCCGACTGTTGGGGGGCGATTAAAGATGACCAGCCCCTTTTGTTCCTGGAGCCAAAGCAGGGCCAAGCCGCGGCAGTCCAGGCCCGCGCGGGTCAGGCCGCCTTCTAGCCAGGGCAGATTGCAATAGGTTTCCAGGGTGGGATGAATGAAACCGATGGGATTTATGGCTGTCTCGGTCATCGAATGATGGCTTGATTGGGCAGATCCAGGAAGCCACCGAAGTTCTCCCAGTTTTGGCGCTCGGTGCAGCCGTTGAATGTGCGCGGGCAACCGCGCTCGATGACGAAGGTATCGCCGTTGGCGGGGGCCGCCGGCAGGGGTGGAACAATGATTTCGCCCGAGTAGCTTTCCAGGACTGGGCGGCTGATGTTTCGAAGAGCGACCGTGGCGGTATTTGAATCGAATACGATTCGACCGTACGCCCACCAATTGCGGGAGAGTTCGAAGGCGCGGATTTCATCGAACATCCCGAATGAAACGGCTTCGCCCCAACGGCTGCGCACACAGATCCGCCAAAAGCGTTTGGAGATGGATTTGGGCATGAGCACATCGAAGAGGCGCCCGCCCACGGGGCGCATCTCGAAATATGTCATTAACCGAAATGCACTGATGATCACCGAGGTGCCATTGGTGGTGATGTCTATTGCGGCTCCATCGATTGTGGCGGCGACCTTGAAATCATTTGTGGTGACGTCGCGCGCGAAATAGCCGGTCTCAAAGGCGAGCCCCCCGGGCAGAGGCGATCCCGCGAATTCGATCGTATCCCAATTCTTGAGCCCATGCGCGGCGAGCGTGACTTTGTCGGTGGTGTTATCCACCGTCACGGCGGCTGAATTATGGATGAACGCGAAGATCTCAATGAGCCGAACCAGGTCTTCCGAGCGCGCATTTGCTCCCGAGGCAACGCGCCATACTTTCGGTGTGACGGCGCCGCCGAAGTCGAAATGAATAAAGGGTTCGAGCAGGGCGTTTTTCAGGCCGGCCTGAGCATCGGGGATTTGCCAGTAGCCCTGGACGTTTGTGCCCCAATCGCTGGCTTGTTGAAAGCGCCAGCCGTTGGCATTGCTGGCTTTGACGTTGCTGGCTGCATAATTGCCGACTGTAGAGATGTCCACGCCTGAGCCGGCGGAGCCAAATGTCGGGCGGGTTGTTCCATCCGGATCGTCTGGAATCGTAGTGACGCTGAACCAATTCCCACCGTAAACATAAAGGTAATAGGTGACCCCGAACGTAATCCCGGAGGGCGCAACGGAGCCCGCGAATACCACCGGATCGCCAGTGATCAATCCAGCTTGCGCAATCGAGAATGACACTGTCCCGAATGCGCCGAGCTGAAAGGTCACAGGCACATTGACCAGCGTGACCTTGGTACTCGAGGCGGTGATCGAACCATCAGGGATTTGATCCATGATATCTGTACCATAGATGGGATCCGAATCCATGAGGACGCTGGTGCCGTTGGTGGTGATATCGATCGCCGATCCGCCGAGTGTGGCGGCGACTTTGAAATCGTTCGTGGCTTTGTTGACGACGTAATAGGTCGTGCCGGCAGTCAGCCCCGTCGGCATCACTGCAGCCGAAAATCTGACGGTATCGTTGAGGCTCAGGAAATGGGCGGCGAGCGTGATTTTGTCCGTGGTGGCATCCACCGTCACGGCCTGGCCAGTGTAACGATTGTGGGCAGTGTCTTCATTGAAATCGGCGGACTTAACGAGGGTCATACTCGAGCCTGAGCCGACGGTGCCTGCCTTATAGTTTTCCTCCAGATATCGAATGGCGGTGCATTGGTCGTCGGCCCAGCCGAATCTACAGTTCTGATGCATGTTCTCGCGCGGGGCGATCGAGCTGAGGTTGCCCAGGTCGTTTGAGCAGGCGAATTGGAGCTGCTCCAGCGTGATCTTCGCGGAATCGATCAGGCCGGAAAAGATGGTGACGCAATCATCGGCAGTGGGCACGGCGATCGTAGTGCTGACTTTGCGGATGACGACGGGGGTGTCATACCAATCGACTGCCGCCAGCATCTGGGCCCATTCAGTGGTGACGTTGCTGGCGGCGATCATGAGTTTGTCATTGGCCGTTTGAGAAGCCGCGCGAACGATCTCCCGCTTTATCGGCCAGTGATGGTACGTCGCGGCGTCGCCTTGGGTTCCGACGGGTTCGGGAGCGTGTTGCGGGGTGAAGAATGCGAGATCGCCGGGGAGTGTAGTGAGACGGATTGTGCTGATTGTGCCCCATGGAGTGGAGATGGCGGCCTTGAGATAGAAATCGTACAGCTCAGCCCAGCCGGATTGGTCGGCGTCTTTCTGCGTTATGAGGGGGGCTGTAAGGGTCTTCATTTGATTGGCCGCCGCTTCACAGCGGCGGCTACGCTACGAGAGCCATGCCGTACTGATAGGCCAAGAGGTTGTGGACGGCTTTGACCTGGGCGAGGCTCAATGCGGCGGGGAACACTAACAGATGCGCGATTTGGCCACTCAATTTCAGCGTGCCATCGATGGCGGCGCCCAATGTCGCGGGGCCAGCGGTCAGCGATCGCGTGTTGCTGGCAGAGCCGATCGAGGCGGCATTGACGTACAACGTCGCGCTATTGCTGGCTGCCGCCCAGGTGACGGCCACCGAGCGCCACGTGCTCGCGGCCGAATTCGTGAATTGCGCCCCAGCCCATGTCTCAGCTCCGCCGATCCACGGTTCGTATTGGTTGGCCGCGCTGATGGCGATGCCGAGCGCGGCCCCGGCGCCCATCGCGCCGATCGCGGCAATGATCTGTTTGCTGGCGGCGGCCGCCTGCTGCGTAATCGCCAGAACGGTCGTTGCGGGTTGGGCCCCGACGAGCTCAGTGATATTCGGGGTTGTCTTGGCCCATTCAGTGGCCGTGCAAAGGTAATGCTGGTACTGTGCAGCGGCGTTGCCGAGGTTCAATCCGCCGCCGTTTTGCCATGTGGCGGCGTACTTCTGCCCTACGTCGTAGGCGGCGGCGTCCTTGGTGATGACGCTCATGTGCGAGATGTAAATTTCCCGATTCGCATCCCACCAAATTGCCGGCAGCGTGCCGGCGGCCGTCGTGATCTCCGTCAACTCTGGGATCCCGCGGATGGGGGCGGTTTCTTCGAGTTCAATGCGCAGATCGTAAACTGCGGGCCCGCGATGGATCTGCAGGGGATTTGCGAACCTGGATTTGATATTGCCGGAGCGATTGACGTTGTCGCGAAACCAAAAAGTATCGTACATCCCGCTCCGGGAAGTATGGAAAGCGCGCAGGGTCTGGAATTCGTTAAAGGTCAGAGGCGAATGCTGGAGGCTCACGCGACGTTTGAAACTGTTCGCCGCCCAGAGCGCTCGAGCGGATGTTGCACCGGATTCGAATTCGTCGCGGATCGTCCGATCGGTGCGCTGAACTGTCTGATCGGCGATCAAGCCCAGGGGATAGATGACGTCGCTCATAGACACAAATTCCACCGAGACACGGGGAAGACACGGATTACACGGATTTTCACGGAGGGAGCGATCCGTGTTAATCCGTGAAATCCGTGTCTAAATCCGTGTCTCATGTGACCAGCCCTTTCACGGCGCGCGACGTATCGGTGTCCTGGCGGAGATTATTATTGATCTGCACGACTGCGCCCTGGACGGAATTGCGCGTGATGCGGACTTCAGTCTCCGGGCTGTGCGCAACCTCAATTACGATCGTTCCGCCGGCGCCGGCGCCGCGCAGATCTCCGGCGCGGCTTAGGGCCAGTTCTTCATTGCCAGCAAAGCCGACGGCGGCGCGGACGCCGCCGACTTGCATCATGCGCGGGGCCCGCAGGACGGTGAGCCATTCGGGGCCCGCTTCCCCGGCCTGCACGTTGAACCTGGGCAAATAAACCGGGCTCGATGCCAAGCCCACGCCGGCAATGCCGCCAGCGGCCATTTGTCTTGGATAAATGCCACCTTGCGCGGCGGTGAGGCCAGTAATGGCGGTGCCGAGCGCGCCGCCGCCCAATCCGCTGAAGATCGCGCGGAGAACTACGGCTTGAATGAGCATCTGGGCCATCTGCTGCAGGAATTGTTGGGCGAACTTCCTGAAGGCATCGCCGCCCTCGCTGAATGCCCCCACGACAGCGCTTGAGAATCCCGAGGCGAAGTTCTGCGCCGCGCCCGTTGCGACGCGGCCCCATTCACTTGCGGCGAACTGCTGGGCTTTGAGCTTTTCCGTTGCCTTACCAATAGCGATTTCCAACTCCGCCTCCATTTTGATTTGCTCAGTGGTTGACAGCCCGGCCTGATAAACCAGATCGACGATAGCTTGTTTCTGCTTGGTATATTGCTGAGTGAGCTGGTCTAGCTGGTACGCCTCGGCCGTCATGCTATCGGAATGAATTTGGTCCCACACCTTTTGCTTTTGAGCCGTAGCTTCGCGCTCGGCGTTATAGACGGCGCCGGTCCGCGCGATGAGGGCTTGGGTGACAAGGTCTTCGCGGCGGATGCCGGTGCGTTTTTCCTCATCGGCAATTTCCTTAAGAATAGCCTGATGATCGAATTCGATTTCTGCCTTGCGGTGTGCAAGGCCTTCTGTCGTGGCGAGCGTGAGGCGATGTCTCAGTTCGATCGCGCCTTCGGTCACTGCATTGATATCCTCCAGCTCGCGAGCGATTTCATGGAGGCCTTTGCTTGCTGCTCCCGGGTCATTCAGCTTCGTCATTTCCTGCAAGGCTGTCAAAAGCTGTGATCCGCGTTCGAAAGACAATGTGCCGGTGACTTGAGCGGCAACGATCGAACGCTGCAGCGTCGCTAAAAGTCGCTGGTTTGCATTAACCAATTCCAACCTGGTATCGACATCCCGAAGTTCCGCTTTCCACATTCTTAAGCGTTCAACGATGATCCAGATCGAGCCCCCCAATGCGACCAAGCCGCCACCTAAAGCAATGCTGGAAACGCCAAGTATTTTGGCTGATGCAGCAGTACTATTGAGGGCGAGCCCGGCGACGGCCGTTTGTTGTGCGAATTGCGGGAAAGCAATAAATCCAAGCAGGCGCAGCTCGCCGCTGAGGGCGCTGGCGGCCTGGCGCATCTTAGACGCGTTGGCAACGAATTGCGTTCCGGTGGCGACGGCATTGGTGGAAATCGCGGTTGTCGCCGCATTGGTCGAGACAGCAGCGGCCTGGACCGACTGCAGATCCTTGACGGCTTCAGGCGCGCCTGTGCCGCGCTTGACGATTTCGATTGCGTATTCTGTTCTCAGGTTCGCCATAAGGTCATTTGCACCGGCGCCAAATCCATCCTGATCTCCAGGTCGGAGCGTCACCTACGAACGGCACTTGCTCAAACGACATCTGCGCTACTACCTCGCGAGTTTGTAGTTCGCGTTCGTAAACTGATTCCAGCACTGCATCGCCCAGGTCGCATTCGGCCAAAGTCCCGCGCAGTTCTTTGAACTTCAGGTTTTCTTCAGGCGCTCTTGGATCAAGTCCCATGTTGGCGGTGTCCAATCAGTTTGCTTTTGTTCGAGCCCGAGCAGCTCCCGGATGCTCGCGCGGCTCGCGCCGATGGCTTCTTCAGCCTTTTTCCCATCCCAGACCGCGGCTGAAAGTATCAGCGCTTCGCGAACCTGGGCTTCTTCGATCAGGATCAGCCAAAGTTGGATTTTGGGTATCGACCATTGTTTTACTTCGATCCGATCGGCAAGCCCTGCTCGCACGATGGTGAGCTCGGCGCGGAGCCAATCGCAGTCGTCCCGATTGTCCTCAATAGCTCGGCCATTTTTTTTTGCGCCGGGGCCCCGAAGGTCAGCACGTAGGCGATGGCTTCCAGACGTCCGCAGCATTCGAAAGTGAGACTGTCGAGAAAGGCTTCATTGCTGTAAATCGGCGGCAGACAAGCCAGGGTCGCTGGCAACATGAAATCGCCATCGGGCCGGTCCAATTCCTTTTGGATGCCGGCCAGGATGGCCGGCGCAGCGCGGCGGGATGGGGCGCTAAGACGAACGGCCAGGGGATTGGGGCCGGGATCGCCGCGGCGGTACTCGAGTGGGACATCTTTGTAGCCGCAATCGTGATCCTCGGGGGTGACCAAAGGTTCGCCGGCTTCCGGCGCTGAAGCGGCCTGAAGACCGCGCTCCTTTTGAGCGGTCATGCGAAGGTGAGACTGAACGCGGTGGTTTCCGCTGAGGACAAGGCGCTACGCACGATATCGAAGTCCAGGCCGTGCGTCCGGACCTTGTTCCGATCGGCGTAGGGGACATTTTTGAATTCAGCCGTGGCGCTCATCTGCAGGATGTTTCCGCTGACGCTGCCCCCTTGAGGTGTGCCTACTGTCACCGCGCGAGGCGTGCTGGCTTCCCAATCGGCGAAGATGCCCCAATTCGCCACTTCGTCAGCTTCAGGATCGATCTTGCCTTTGCTCGAGCGATCGACAATCAGGAACCGGCCGATGCCATTTGTCGCGAGTGCATCCGGGCAGAGCACGACTTCATTGCCAATGTCGAACTCGGCGTTTTGAATCCTGGCAGTGGCGTATGAGCCGATGCTGACCACTTGGGCAAGGCTGAACAGCGGCGGTTTGGTATCCAGGAATGTGATGCTCGATTGGGTCGGGAACGTATTGTCGGCCGGACGAATGTAAAAACCGGTGAACTCGAAATCGGCATATACCATCTTGTCCGCGGACCAGCGGAATTTCACCGTGCCACGCGCCCCGGTGAGCTTGTGCAGCTTGCGTTGCGTGTACCAATAGAGCGTGACGCTGGGATCGGTATTGTCGGTGAAGGTTTTGAGGTAATAGTTGACGCTTCCATTGCGGCCGCCGCCGCTCTCGGGGGTGTAAACCGGCGTGAGATTGCAGGCTTTGAGCAACGCATCGATCTCGACGGCGTTCGCGCTGCTGCCGCTCGAAATATCTGCGGTCACGCCGTTGGTGCGATTGCCGCGCAGTTCGTAGGTGAAACTGATCTTGCCGCGTTTCATCGTGTTATAGCCGGGGATGGGCGCAATGATGGCGCCATCGAATGGTTTGCGCGGCAGCGCGTCGCTGGCGGGATCCCATTTCAGCGCGTCAATCGTTGGGATGGCGTTCGCGCCGATCGTTGGGACTGGGTCAGTGCCGTAGGTGGATTCGATCTTCGCGGTGAGAAGACCGATTTCGATGATTTCGTAGCTCATTTCTTTTTAGGCGATGGGTTAGGTTGCGATGGGGCGAACTCGATGCGCACGGCTAGAAAATCGCGGATGGCGGGAGCGAGCTCGGGATACTTTGCGGCGGCTTCGGTGAAATGCGCTTCGGTCAGCTCGGCGACGTGCGGCGAGGAAAACACATCGCCGAGGTTGGTGATGCGGCCGTCTTCTTCGAGAAGGATGCTGAGATCGGGGCCGAGGCTGAGTTTAGTAGGTGGCATAGGGATTTCCAAGGTATCGGCGGTATTGAATTGTCCAGGTCAGGAACGCGCCGCCGATGGGTTTGCCCAGTTCATTCAGGAAAGGTTGTTCGGCGCCGCCATCCACGATGTTCGCCAGGCCATTGAGTTGAATGTCGTTCTCGATGAGCTGTTGCACTTTCGGGACCAGGTCATCCTTGGCGGCCGCCAGGTCCTGCGGATCTTCCAGGAGCACTTTCACCCCAAGCGTAAACATAAATGTGCGGCCGCGATTGTCCGCGTCGAGTTGCGTCTCTTCGCCGTCATACACGAACACGGAAGGCATCTGATCGGAGCTTTGCAACGGGTCTAAAGCGCGTTTGCAAAGACGAACTGAATCCGGGACCAGCGCGGCGAGATTGCTCATCACGCGGTTCATGATCTGTTTTTTGATCGAGTCAGGCATTAGACACGGATTTCACGGATTAACACGGAGACAGTTTTACGCATTGGCCAACTCCTTCTCGATCTGCCCCAGGATCATGGGCAACGCCTTCTCCAGACCCGGCCGAATGAATGGCCGGCCTTTATAGCTGATCCTGCGCGTATGCGCTTTGACCTGGCTGAATGCCACGTAACCCGAGCGCTGCCGGCGCGCGGCTGCTCGAGCTGTCTCGCGGAGTTCAATCTCGCCGGTTTCGCTCCGTTTCAGGATCCGCCGATCGCTGATCTCGACGCCCTTCGCATTGAACTGGCCGGTGATCCGGGTATGGGCCTGGACGCTCTCGGTGCCGGTAAAGCCAAACTCATGGCGGGCCCCATAAATGACATTGGTGCCGAGCCGGCCGGCGGCGCCTTGGTCGGTGATCGTAACCTCGCTCGTGATGGATTTGATCAAGCAGCCGGTAACGATATCCAGCCTGGCCGGGCGCGGACCGCTCAGGAATTGGAGCTGGACGATCGAGACGGCTCCTTCCAGGCCGCGCGCCAGGCCGCGGCCGGCCGAAGCGATCAGGCGCGGCTCGATCTCCTTCGCGCTCTTGAGCACGACGGCGAAGTTCCGCTCTTTGATTTCGGTCGTGACGATCATGGCACTCGGATTAACACGAAGGGATAGACACGGATTTCACGGATTTTCACTGATTGTTCCATCCGTGTTAATCCGTGAAATCCGTGTCTCATAGCTCGATGCGACGATAGGCGGCCAGAGTGGTTCTGACTTCCAGGAGGAATGGGAGGTTTTGCGGATCTTTCTGCAGCGCGCCGGTTTCTCCGGAGACGCTGGTTAGACCGAGCCGGTTCCGGTTCTGATACCAATAGGCGACCTGGTCTACGCAGGCGAGTTCCACTTCGGATGGCAACGAGAATTGGCCTGGATCGGTATTTGTCCCGGGCAGCACATAGCCGCCGTTGTAAAAGATGCGGCCTTGTTCGTTTGCCGTGCCCATCGCGCGGACCATGCTCACGATGCAATCCTTCCGGATGACGCATTCCCAATTGCTATAGGGAACCCAGCCGAGCAGCTCCTCCCGTTTCAGTTCGAACCCGAGGATCACTTCGATCGGATAACTGCGCGGGATGATCTCCATTTCATTCGCGCGAAATTCATAGAAGCCGCCCTCGACCCGGGCAAAGAGCCGGTTGCAATAAATGTCGAACATGCCGCTCGCCTTCACGATCAGGGACGTAAGGAAGACGTCGTCCACCGTGTCGGTGATCTTGAGGCGGTCTTTGACAGTTGTGAGCTGGGCGAGCATTAGCGGTATGTTTTGCCGGACCAGGTGTTCGAGTAAGGAGATCGGCCGAAGCTGTTGGCGGCGTAAATGCGATAGGTGTAACGGGTCCGGCTCTGGAGGTTGCTATCGATGAACCAGGTCTTACCGGCGCCGGTCAGACCGATCTCGCGATAGGCTGAGCCATTATCGGAGCGCTCGATGTGGAAAGCGTCTTCGTTGGCTGAATTGTCGCGCCAGTTCAAATCAATGCGGCTGGCTGAAATGACGTTGCCACTCAGATTCTGCGGCGCCGACGGCGGCGTCTGGGTGGCCGGGTTGACGACGAATGCGGTGTTCGGGCCGTCTTGGTAGGTGCCGCCAATCTTGACGGCCAGATGAGCCTGCCAGATGCCTAGCGGGGCATCCGCGCGGACAGTCCAGGACGACGTCAGCGCTATGACGCCGCCGGGCGCGACGGTCTGCGCAGCCAGGCCCGGCGTCCAATCGTCAAATGGGCCGCTCTGATTGCTTGCCCCCGGCTGCCTGGCCGTAAGCCAGCCTTCACTGATAGCGACCGGATTGGCTGTTCCATTGGTAACGTTCGCTGTGCCAGTGATCGTTTGACCAGGCGCGACATTCGTGGCGCTCAGGACAGGCGCAGAGATCGCGATGGTTCCAGATGGCGGCGGGGCCGGGGCCTTGTTTGTCCAGATATTGCTTGGCGGACCTTCCCCGATGTTGTTGAACGCCCGGACATAATAGCGCGTTTCGATGTTCGTATTCAGACCGACCGTCACGGACAACCCGGCGGTATTGGTGATGGGACTGGCGAAGTTGTTCGTGCTGCAATAGACCCGGTAACCGGTGGGATTCCCCATAAGCGACGGTTCCCAGGACAGCTTGAGGGTTTGGGCTGAGGCGGTGCAGAGAGAGATTAAGAAGAAGAATACCGCCGCTTCACAGCGGCAGCTACAGGGCTTTCTCATTATTTGCTTTGGGGGCTGTTCCATGGTTAATTACGTGCGGAACCCCCGATTATGGTCGAGGGCTCCACACTAAACACAACAGTAACCAAACTACCGCTATGTCTGCCAAAAAGCCTTCCATCCAAATCGGGATCGTTCAAATCATTTCGATCATCGGCCTGCTCATCGCTCCGCGCGCAGCGGCCGCTGAATACACTCAAAGCATGGACGGTCAGGGCTTCGTGTTCACCTTGACCGAAGATCCCAACTCCATGTCCGGCACGTTCAACAATTCGTGGGGCCCGGGATTGCATCTCGATCCTGCCGGAACAATGTTCTTCCCGTCCGGTGAACTTCATTTCGCTGGCGGGCTTGGCGACACACGTCGCGGTGTTCCCACCGGCACCGTCGGAGTCGGCTTTGGACTCCAGCCGTTTTACGACGGTTCGCCAGTGATTGATTTTGATTCCCCGAATCCGTTCACTGTCAAATTGGGAATCTCCGTGGGTGGAACCTATTTCAACGGACTCACGTTTGAACAAATGCAAACGATTGACGAAGTAGTTGGCGACTTCCGTTATCAGGGATCTCTGTCGTATTCGTGCGCCTTCTTCGACTACGGCAATTTCGGAGCCGGTTCTTTCAGTTTCACGCGGACGCCCGTTGCCGATGCGCAGCCAGTTCCCGAGACTCTTCCGTCCGGCTCTCTGGCCGCGCTCGCTATTGTCGGGTTTGTTTTGCACTCGATTACTGGCCGAATCCGATTGCGTTAAGAACAACGACTGTTGGCGGAGGCGCAGCGGGAGTCGCGTTGGCTTCGCTGGAAAGTGCGCTCTCGCCGACACTGTTCACCGCGGAAACTTTGTAGAAATACTGCGTCCCGTTGGAGACTCCCGTATCAATATAGCTCAGCACGACACCGAGCGTCTGATAAAGCGTTTCGGTTCCGGTGCTCGTGCTCCGGTAAACTTTGTAAGCCGTGATCGCGCTGCTCCCGCTGTCCGCAGGCGCGGTCCAATTGAGCGTGACCTGGGCATTGCCCGCTGTCCCTGAAAGGTTCTGCGGAGCGCTCGGAACCGTCGGGACCGCCGTCCCGTTTTCGAGTGGCCCCATGTCCGGCGCTGTGGAATTAAACGGCCACGCAGAAGTTGAATCGTTGAAGTTGGTTAGAACGACGCCTTTGTTGATGGCCGGAGAGTTGTCAGGAATCGCTCCGGTGAGGTAGCTCGACACCAACGCATCTCCATCAAGGCCGTGAGCCTCTTGTCCGGTTCCAGTTCTGAAAGCTGCAACGGTTGCATAATCTGTCGTTGCTGGATAATTCCAATGATAGACCACTGTTCCAGCCGCCGAGCGGTGAATGTCGTAATCGAACGAATTTGTGGCTCCAGGTCCGGTGAGGTAAATCGTATTCCCCTTTGCCTCCATGATGTTGTTCCGAAAAATGTTGCAAAGTGAATTTGGCGCTCCTCCATCCTCTCCTGATGCGTCAATGCAACAGACGGTCGAGTTGTAGGAAGAAAGCAGGTTGTGAAAAATGAAGCACGGCCCTTCGGAGGCGTTCCCGCACTTCAAAACTGTCGCGTTGGTGTAGCTGCAGACGTTCCTGAACACGTAGGTCGGTCCGTAATAAATCGGCGCGATGCTGATGCAGGAACCTTCTTCCTGGCCATTTGAATTATGGACGAGTCCAGATTTCCGGCTAACTACGTTCCCCCAAATTCGCACGTTATATCCAGCTCCGTCCGCCTCGATTCCGTCGTCACCTCCGTTCCGAATCACGTTCCTGCTGATGTCGCAGTTGTGCATCCCGTTATCGTGTCCGTATTTTCCGCTGCCACCGATGCTGTCCCAACCGCAGTTGGTGATGGTGTTGTCGGACATGACAACCGTGTCCGCTATTCCGCCGTCGCCGAAGCAGATCGCGTGGGTATTTGTTCCCGGCTCCCATCCGGTGAGATTGGCAAGGTAATTGGTCAGGATGTAAATGTTGGTGACATTGAGAACGTGGATGATCCCCGCGTCGTCGCCGGGAACGCTGATGCTGGTGTCAAACGTGCAGTTCTGGATGAACACGTCATGAGCGGTCGAATCGTTCTGAATGTTGAACTTCTGCGCTGCCGAAAAGGTGAACCCGTCCAAAACAACGTGATGGGCCTGCATCAAAATATTCTGGTTCACGGCCCCACCGCTGATGTTCGGCGTCTGCCCTGCCGCCTTCTTCACGACTATCCAGTTATTCGCCGCTCCGGATTTTGTCCAGGTGAACGCGACATAATTCCCGTTGCTTACAACCGCTGTGTCTCCCGCGCTCGCATTCGCCAGAAAGTTCGTGATCGTTTTGTAAGGACTGCCCGACGTTCCTGATCCTTCGCTGCCCTGCGAGGCATCCACAAACTTCGTGACGCCGTTGGTCGTCTGAGCACCCGCGTAGGCAAGTGTCGTGGCGTTGTTCGTCGCCGTCGCGCTGCCGCCATTGGAGTCCGTCCAGATCGTGCGGATGTTGTAGGTCGTGTTCGTCGTCAGGCCGACGATTGAAACTCTAGCCTGCCGCAGATACGCATTGGCGAATCCGCCAACGTTCGTTCGCCGGTCAATGAACGGAAAGTAAGTCTCTTTCCAAGTGCTGCCGCCGTTCACGCGGTAGGAGACCTGAAACGTCGCGTTGCTGTTGTCGTCGCCGGTGTAGTTCGCGGCGACTCCGATACATTCGAAGGTAGGAGTCAGCGTGATCGTGCTAGGAGTGATGCCGTTGGCCGCGCGTAGCGGCACGGAGAACAGAACCGACAACAAAAATAGAACGGTAATTTTGGTTTTCATGGCAAACAGAAAGATTCGGCTCATGGCCAAGTTGGTGAAGTGTAAACCAATTTGTTAATGAATATGCTCCTTGCTGTCGTGTTGGTGTAGTTGTGAACTTTCACGACCCAAGCGCCTTTTTGTCCGGAGCGTGGCAGGTTTGACGAGTTTGTCAGGACAGCAGTTCCGTCTATGTAGAACACGTTTGAAGAACTGTTCGCCAAAATTCTGAACTGATGCCAGTTCGCGTCCAAATGAACGCCGGTATCGTTGGTCGCCGTCGTCGTTCCGTCCTTTGAATAGACCCACCAGTTTGTATCTCGCCGGAACTGCGGATCGATGTAGAACCCGGCATAGTCCCCGGCAAAGTTGTTGTTGGTGACTACTCCAAGCACGGCCGTTGAAATACCGCAGAAGAACCTTGTCGTGTTGGTCTGACTGATTTTGAGAGTAACGCGCAAGTCGTATGGCCGTCCGAAGTCTTTCGTCAACGTCCCTTCGATTCCAGCAACCCCTGTCGCGTTCGTTGCCGTTGCTCCGTCATATTGGACATTCGGCGGAGTGGTGGCCGTTTCTACATTCTGACTTGTAGCGTTTTGCGTTACTGTCAAATCACCAGATGAAGTGCTGTTAATTCCAACCTGAGAAACTATCGTCCCGGTCGCCTGAACCATTTCAAGTTTGTTCGTGATGAAATAATCACTCAACGCCGGAGCCGCTGCTGCCGCCGTTGCCGTCGCCGCTCCGCGCATGGTGAAATAATTCGTCCCGTCGCTGGCAACGATCACGCCTTGGTTCTGAGTCAGAGCCAATGTCGTCGCGCCGTCTATCTTCGATGTCGTCGGAGTCAACGTCGCCGTTCCCGCTCCCATGTTTTGAAAGGATACCCAAAAGCCCGATCCAAAATCGTTCGTGGCCTGTGGCAGCGTCACAGTGATGGCGGACGCATTCGTGAGCGTAACCAAATCGCCCTTGTCAGTTTGCAGGACCGTATAGCTCGTTCCGGTCTGCCCGTTCACGGCCATGTCCGTCGCGCCAGTCGTGCCGATCTTCTTGAGCGTGGCGTTGGCCTTGGTCTGCACTGACAGTTGATAATAGAGTCCGGTATAGCGCCAGAACAGGCGCGTGACATTGGTGTTGCCAGGAATCGTGACGCCATCCACCAACGACTGATCCTCCATCGAATACGCCTGCACGCTCAGGTTCGTGACCACGATGTTCGTGGTCGCAGTGTTGGTCACGAAATAGTCCAGGAATGCTCCAGCAACCGGCGAGCCGCTGAACGTGATGCCGAAACTGGCATTGGTGCTGAAGTCATAACTCGGACCGGAACTCCAATTCAGAGTTGTCGTATTGTGGACCGGAGAAAAGGAGACCGGGCCGGTGAACGTTTGCGCCAAGGAAAACGTATTCGGCTCATCTTCGTATGCAAGCGCACTTGGCAACTTCGAGCGGGTGGTGATCCCGAGCGCATTCAAGTCATAATCGAATATCTGCCTCCACTCCGGTATCCCATCCGCGCCGCCGCCACCTAAGACAACATTCGTTTGCATTGTTACCGATCCGGCAACCGGCTGTCCTGATCCCTGCGATACGACCAACGCGCCGACCGGAAGATTCACGCGAAGCGGGACATTCGGGTCTTTGACCAGCCGCGCATAGTTGGTTCCGTTGCGACGTTCGACTTCAATTTCGGAAATGGCGCCGATGGCTACGGTTGTTGCTGGCGGATTCGTCGTTCCAGTTTCAGACCACATCCAGTTTGTAGGCCAGACAGTCGAATAGATGTTCGTGGCCAATTCCATCATCAAACGAAATACCGTCCCATCGGTCTCGTTGGAAGTTGTCCAGGTGATGTTGGTTTCGGTGATGAGCCTGTAAAATCGGGTGGATGCTGCGTAATTGATATTCGTGCCGCTGCCGAGGTCCAGCCAAGCGAGCCGTTGAGAAGCGTTCGTGATCGTTTGTATTCCTGAGAACGTGTTTGCCTCGTCTTCATAGGCGAGCTCCGCTGGCAGCCTGGCGCGCGCCACTGTCCCGCTGGCCAGGTTCGATGCATTCAAATTGGTCAGGCCCGCGCCATTGCCTGAGATCGTGTTGCCCAGGTTGGTCAGCGCATTGATGCCGCTGAACGTGTTCGCCTCGTCTTCATAGGCGATCTCCGCTGGTAACCGGGCCCGCGCCACGGTTCCGCTGGCGATGTTGGATCCATTGAGATTGGTCAGGCCAGCGCCATTGCCTGAGATCGTGTTGCCCAGGTTGGTCAGCGCGTTGATGCCGCTGAACGTGTTTGCCTCGTCTTCATACGCGATCGCAGCCGGCAGTTTGCTGCGGGTTGTGATTCCGGAGGCGGCCACGTCCGCGTCCACGATCGTACCATCCACGATCTGAGACGAGGAGACATTGGTCACCACAGCGGTGATGTTCGTCCCTTCAGTCACGCTATAAACCAAGTTGCTGTTGCTCTTGAAATTCGGGTTGCTGACGGATGCGCCGTCCACAAAGGCGGATCCGGCCCCTCCAGTCTGATCGTTGCAAACAACCCAGTTCGTCCCATTGAAACAGATCACCTGCAGCGCGCCGGCGCCATTGGTCTGGATCGCCGTGAGCGGGATTCCGGTTTGCGCGTTGGCCCCGTTGTAGAAATGATTCGTGTTCCCATCCCCCTTTGGCATTAGGCCGTGAGCCGACGTCGTAGCGTTCGCCGTCGTGACGTCTGTAAGCGCCAGTTCACCTTCAGAAATGGACGGGCCGAGAAGCGACACATTACCCGATAACCGCGCATCAGGCACGGTGCCGCTGGCGATGTTCGATCCGTTCAGATTCGTCAGGCCCCCGCCATTGCCCGAGATCGTGTTGCCCAGATTCGTGAGCGCGTTGACGCCGCTGAAGATATTCGCTTCATCTTCGTAAGCGATCGCTGAAGGGAGTTTAGCCCTGTTGGTTATCGAAGGCAGATCCGATTCAATGAGGGTTATCCCTACCAGGTTTGTGTTGCCATCGGTTCCCAGTATGCGGACATTGGGTCCGACGGTGAGCGGCCGCACGTTCCCATTCAGTTCCAGAATGCCGCCCCTGGCGCGGAAATAATCAACCTGGAGGAAATTATCATAGAGATGCAGCGCGGGGCTGCCGGAGCTTTTGCCGAAAGACAAATAACTGTCTTCGTTGGTCTGATAAAGCTGAAGATTGTTTCCGTTTCCGCGTGTGCCACTGCCAATGTAAAGCCCATCGGCCTGGCCGGAAGCGCCCCCGATCGTGAGCCGCGACGGACCGGCTGCCGTGGGAGTTCCAAGCGTCAGGTTGCCTGTGCTCAAATCATAGAAGACATTCGTCGCAAAGCCCATTGCGCTCGAGCTGCTGGCATAGGGAATGAGTCCGGGTGTGTAAGGCCCGGTCTGACCGAAATGCAGATTGGTGCCGGACAGAACCATTCCGTTCCCCGCTCCCGCGCCGCCGCCGGCGCCAGTCTGCCAGCCCACAGAGGTACCGTTGAAACCCAGCACCTGGTTCGCTGCCGCGCCGTTCGTGGAGATCATGTTCGTCGAGATCCGGCTGCTGGTCAGGATGCGGCTTCCGTCAGTCACGACAGGCAGCGATGGCGTGAGATTTGCGATTTGCAGGTCACCATTGGTCAAGGTGAGCACATTGGGAGCGGACAGATAGACGCTCACGTCCGCGCTGTTGGTGCCAGTGCCGCCGAAATGGAGAAAGCCACTGTTTTGGATACGAAGATCACCAGCCAGGTCAACGGTATAGCTGGGAGTGAGTTCGCCACCCAAGCCGAGAAATCCCCATTTGGCCCAAACCGCCCGTGTTGTGTTGCCGCTACCAATCCGTAGTCGGTCTGAACTATCCATCCATATGAAGGATTGGTTGGTTTGCCCGCCAGCGGCATCCAGCCAATAGAGGTACCGATCGTTAGGGAAGGACATGATTGAACTGCCAGCCAGGCCCATATTGCGAACCCGGACCCCATTCGCATCAACGACCAGGCGATCGAGCGTGTAAGGATAAGTCGGCGCCGTCACCGCAAACGTGTCCGCGCTGAACCAGACATAAGGGCCTTGAGGACTCGCTGCGTTCGTATAGGGAACGAACACCTGCATCACGCGCCAGGTGATGTTCGTATCAGTGAAGCCAAAATCCAGGTTGTGCTCCATCTGATGGTAAGTGACCGCGTTAAGCTTGTTTTCGAAATCCAGCCGGATCCAACCATTGGTGTTCCCCGGGTAGCGTTGATAAGTGGTGGCTCGGTTCGTGGGATGCTGGTTGTAGGCAATGATGAGCATGTCATCGCGAACGCCCGTAAATGTGGCGCTCTTGACGCCGATACTGAATGGCTCGGCTTGGGACGGGAACAGGAGGTCTTTCTCAACGCCGAGCTTGGCCAGGCCGAAGCTGAGATCATAGAGGAAGTTTGTTGCGCCGCCAAAGACGGCCGCCCCGTTCCGGAACTGCATTTCAGTACTCAATCCGCCGGGATTGCCACCGGCGATCAATGTGCCCGGTTTCCATTTCTGCGTGCCGGCATCGAAGGCCAATGCCTGGCCGTCGACCGCTTCATGGACATTCAGGACGTCTGAAAGATTGGCGAGTGTGGCGCTGCTGGCGGGCGGTTGCTGATAAACGTAAGTCAGATTGTTGACGGCCAGGTGCTGCAGGTTGTAGGTGCCGCCATCGTTCGGGACGGAGATGAGGATTGCGTTCTGGCCATCGGCCACGACGCGATAATTGCCCTGCTCGAGGTTTACGCTGAACACGCCGTTGGTGGCAGTAAGAGTGATTGTCCTGCGCGTGATCACCGCGCCGCCTTCGATCTGCGGATTGCTCAGCGGGAAAAAGGAGATGATGGAAGTGTAGGGCGTCCCTTCCGGAGTGATGACCAGGCCGGAGATCGTTGCGGCCTGAACAAATGAAAATGGTAGGAAGAGTAATAGCGCGAGCAACGGGAGCTGGCGGTCTCTCTTGATTGGCTGTGTGCCGCCCTGTGTGAAGAACGAATGCGCCATTCCGAAATGCCGCCGGGCGCGCAGGATCATCCGATGCCTGACCGCTTCCCGTGAGAAGTCAGTTTTGATCGGCGGATTTTCTTTGCGCAATTCGTGATTCATTTCAAGCAGCGGGACGGCGGCCCAATGCCTTAAGCCGCCGCCCGCGGTAACCGGCTCGCGCGGGACCAATCGCGGGGCCGGAAATTTCTCTATTGCGGTGCGGCTTTGTCGTAGTAGCCGGACGCACTATTGATTGCGGTGATGGTTGTGTTGCCGAATGTGAGCAGGCGCATCGGTTGTCGCAGCGGAGCGGCGAAGATGCATATGCCGTCCTTTCTCACTGTGGCCGCGCTGACCAGGTTCGTGTGCAGGATGGCCATCCGATAGATCTTGTCCCCGGCTGCCAGGGCAGTGCCGAGCTGGCCGGTGAGGTTGATCGTGGTGCCGTTCGTCGAGTGACACGTCGCGCTGAACACCGTGTTGTCAGCTTTCTGGAATACGACGGTATCGTTCGCGACGATGTAACTGTTGCCAATGACGACGCAGTTCGTGGCCGAGCTCGATGCTGTGGCGTTGATCGTCGCGCCATACGTGCCCGCCTGCAGCTTGAGTATAGCGCCGGCGGTGTCATTGGTGACGTCGTAGGAAGTCAACCGGAAGATGGCATCCGTGTTTGCCGGGAAGATCACCTCGGCATTCGTCGCGCCATTGGCGCGCAACGACACGAAACCATAATTCAAGTTGAGCGTTTGGGCCTGAAGGCTGAAGGCCGAAGCGGCCAGAGCCAGCAGCGTGAGTAGTTTGTTTTTCGTAATCATAATGTTCTTTGCGTTCTTTGCGTTCTTTGCGGTTAAACTCAGGCTGCCGCTGTGATGAGCGATGCCGTCACGTCCACCTGGGCGTAATCGAAATCGATCTCCTCGATGAACCGGGTGGCGAGTTCGTCTGTGGCGAAATAGACATCCGCACTGAAGTCCATCCGCGGTTGGCCATGCTCGCCGAACCACCAGAAGTCCATCGCGCCGAAGATCATTACCGTCTTGTCCGCGGCCGCGTCCGTGGTGAATACCTGCAGGACATCCGTCCAGATTACCGGGTAACCATCCAGGACAGCGGAGCCGTCCGGATTACGCCGATAGAAGTTCGGTTCGGATTGGGTGTTCTGATCTCCGAGCCGTGTTTCCCAGGTGCTGTCGAGGTAATAGGCCGAGCGCGCGGCGCTGAGGGCGGCTTTGTTTACCTTGGTGCGCAGAGCGCGAATGTCTGCCTTGGTGACGTCGCCAGGCGAAGTCTTGCCAGCAGCCAGGACGCGAGTCTTGGTGTTGTCGCGGGCGATCTTGTCCACGCCCTTGACGCTTTCGTAGGTGGCCGTGCCATCGGCGAGGAATCCCCAGGTGTCTTCGGCCCGGGCGAATTCCGTCGCGCCGTAACGAGCCAGGAACTGGCCCATGGGCACGATGCTTTGTTCGTCGATCTCGCGCGGGACACGCACGATGCCGCCCAGCTTATGCGACTCGAGCGAGGCGAAATCGATCTGAGGCGAGAGTTCACCGAATGCGACTGCCATGGCGATGCTGCCGAATGTCGGGCGTGTCTTGAACCGGGGCGGCTTGGCTGTGCCCATCCCGATCGGGAACGGGAACATGACCCGCCGCACGACGCCGAACTCGCTGATCAAACTGCGGATCTCAGCGAAGTATTCGGTCGGGAGCGGGATATCCGTCGTGGTGAGTGTGGCTTTCTGTTCGATGCCAAGGATGCTCTTGGATTTGTCGAACAGTTTGGCGCGCACGCCGGCATCGAGCTGCTCGAGGCGGCCGCTGCGGGCGTTACCCTGGATGAATGCCGCCGCGATGAATTCAGCGCATTCAACGCTGACGAAGCCGGGCCGGCGGATGCTGGCGCTCTGACTGCGGCGCTGCGGGAACGCGCGGCGCAACCCGTCGATTTCCTGTTGTGCTTTGGCCAGGGCATCGGCGTCTTTTTTGCGCTCATCCTCGCGGGCCTTCTCTTTGTCTTCGATCGCCTTCAGGCGATTGGCCTGGTCATCCTGTTTCTTGTTGATGCCATCGATGCCGCTCTTGATGTCTGTCAGAGCGGTTTTTAGTTCGGCAGTGTCTAGCATGTTTCCTTTGGGGTTATGGGCGGTGCAGGGCCGCCCGGATTTGCTGCAGCAACAGATGCGCGCCATCGAATCCAATCCCCCGCGCGCGGGAGTCGGGAAAGGATTCTGCCAGGTCGTTGCAAAGGTATTTCAGGAAGGCTGTCAACTCGGTCACTTCGGCCTTATTGATCACGCCGGTCTTGATCGCGAGCGGGATGGTCGCGCTCGGGTTCGCCGGCACTGACACCAGGCTGATCTCGATCAGTTCCTGTTTTTTGTAGGTGCGATACGGTTCGCCGGCCGATTCATTGCCGCGCACCCATTCAATGGGAATGAACCCGACACTTTCGCTACGGATGAAACCGCCGAGGGCCAGCTTGTAGGCGAGGGCGCCGAGCGGGTTATCGGTGGCGAACCGAACGCGGTTAACGAGTTGATCGCCACGGACAGCGACCTCGAGTGACTTGCCCAGGATCCGCGCGACACTCGAGTAATCGTGTGAATCCATCACGACTGGGTTCTTCTTGTAGTTGTCCAGTTGCCAGCCGCCGAGTTCGATGACTTCGTTGTAGCGATCGATGGACTGATCGCTGGCGATGAAATCGAGGATTGGCTCATCAATCGATCCGCCTTCAGGCGGTGGTTGGCGGATTATGCAGTTGATCTGCCGTCGGACCCCAAGTCCGCCATTTCGTAGCGGAGTGACCCCGGGGAGAGCTTCCAGAGTGTCTTGTATTTTAGCGCCAGTGTTTTGCATTTTTGTCTTTCTAGGCTTCGGCCCCGGAGTTGCCTCCTGAACCTTCCGATGCGCCATAAGTCAAATGCGCGCGTTTGCCGGCCCATTCTTCGAACGTCAAAAACCGGGTAGCACAGTCCGTCCCGGCTGTGACTCGCATCCCGACTAATTCCCCAGAGGGATGGGGTGCATCCTCCAGGATGGCGTAGGTAAAACAGCGGCAGTTGATGATGTTCCCGGCGCTGCCGTTCGGATCCCCGGGATATTGGAGGGCTTCGCCGTCCACGATGAACGCTTCATTGACCGGGATCCCCTTGGTGTAATCCTTCTCGGCCTGGATATGGGCAGGGCGCGTATTCTCCAGGTGCGATGTGCGCCAGCCTTTCTTCGGAACCCCCGCGGCCTGCATCCCTCCATGACGCCCGCCGTTGACTGCCATGTTCGTTTCCGTGATGGCGATTGTCTGGGCCCGCGAATCGGTGGCGGTCTTGAACACGTCCTTGACGCGATCGATCAGGTCATCCATGGGCTCACCGGCTTTCAGACCATCGGCCAACGAATTCTTGAGCTGATCAAACGTCGTTTGGTTGATGTCCTTAATCTGGTTCTCGCGTTGTTGGATGTAATGAATCCCGCGCGCGGGCGGGATGGCGAAATCATCGATGCCAACTTCCTTGCCGATCTGCGCGACGCCGAAATCGAAATCCCCGCGGATCAGAGGGGCAAGCTTTTGCCAGAGGACTTTGTTTTCCTGGGCGAGATTGATGATGTCTTCCAAGACACGGATTTCACCGATTGGCACGGATTCAGTTTTGTTCCGTGAGAATCCGTGTAATCCGTGTCCTTCCTTCGAGCCGTAAAGCTCTTTCAGTTTCTCGATGACGCGGCCGCGTTGATCCCACCAGAACCGGCGCAGCCTGCCTTCCTTCAACCGCACGCTGCCGGCCTGGGCCGCTTCGTATGCCTGCGAGCTGGGGCCGGCGCAGATGTGCGGTTCTTTGAATTTACGCAGCAACCGCCCCAGGATCTTTGCCGGCTGATTCTCATCCACCGGCGCCGGCAGCGGCGCCGCAGCCGGCTCGGGCGCCCCGAGCTCCTGGAGGCTGAATGGGAGAAAGCTCTTTCCGGCATGGGGTAAATCCCCTGGCAAGCCCAGATCAAACACCTGGTTGCAGACATCAATGGGGACCCCAATCCCAAACGCAGATACGGCGCCGGTGTACCGATCGCGCCGCGCCTTTTGCATGATTGGCAGCGCTTCGGGATCGAACCAACCCCACAGATCCGGCCCGAACTTCTTCACAATCGGATCCATGGAAACTTCCAATCGTTCGCCCAAGGGTATGACACGCCCCTCGATGAAATTCAGTCGGGCGGCATCGGCCACGCTGCGGTTGGCGTCTTCGGTGTAACCGAGAATTTCCTGCGGGACACGATAGACGGCGCAGATCTCCTGCCGGCTGAACTTCCTATTTTCCAGGAACTGCAGGTCCGCATTCGTGACTGCCGGTTTCTCGACCTTGAGTCCGCCTTCCAGGATGAGGGGTTTATCCGCGCGACCGGCCATGCGTTTGCGATTGCGTAAAGCGGCCTCGATCTGTTCGCGTTGATCGCCCACAAGCTTTTGCTCCGTGCTTACTACCATGCCCTGGTCGGCATTATTCATCATGAGCCCTTTCATGAACTGCGCGGCGGCATAATCCGTCTGCGCGGCGAGCAACGCGACGAACAGCGGGTTTTGCCCCTCCCAGAAATCCGCGATGCCAGGGAGCCGGATATAGATCAGTTCGTCCGGAATGAACTCGTAAGAATAGAACGGTTCGTCGTACCCGGCTGTGTAAGTCCAGGAGATGAGGAAACCGGCTTCGCAATTCTTCCGAAAATGATCCGGGGACAGAACCAGGAGTTGATAGGGCTTTTGTTTGTCGGTCCAATTGATGACGCGATTGCCTTTGTCCAGGCCAACGATGAAACAACGCCCGCGCAACAGCAGCCAGGACACGATGTATTCCCAGAAATCGTATCGGTTCAGGTCCGGATGCGGCCGCTCGAACAGGCTGACCAGGTCGCCCGTCTCGATGATATCTTCCCCGCCGCGTTCGCCCTGGCTGAATCGGAAGGGCATGTTCGCCAGGTTCTCGGCGATCGCCGTGACGCAGGAATAAATCCAAACACTCTGGCGCTCTGCGCAGGCCATGGACAATTCGCCGGAGCTGTAACCCGAATCGCCACGCAGCCAGGCGGCCGGTGAGATCGAGCGGCGCGCGGAGATCTCCGCGATCACCTGCTCGGCGATGGGCGCCAGGTTCGGTTGTTTCATTCCCCATGGGGCGATCGTGGTCATGTTTCGACTGCATAAGCCGCAGGCGCGATGGCCGGTTGTTTGGCAGCGTGCAGGCCGAGCGCCTTGCTCCAAAATCTGTCGCAGTGTGAATCCTCGCTTTCGCCCACGAACCGGATGTTCCCCGCGGCGGTGGTTTCCTTCCGGATCCCGCGCAGGTCCGCGCGCAAGGCGGCATCGCGCGGGATACGGATGCGCCGGTCCTCGAAGGCGCTGCGCACGGGATAAGCCAGCTCCTCCTTGACCGGACCGGTGAATGTGACGGCCTCGACTTTCCAGGAGAACTTGTCGATCGCGCGTTCGGCGAGCTGCATGCCCAGGCCGGTGCCGTCAATGCAGCAGCGTTTGACCTGGGGCAATGCCAGGTACCGATACAGGATATCCTCCATTTCGCTGAACTTAGTGTTCAGCATCTCGATCCGGGTCCGCTCCCACATGACGTCCCCGATCTTTTCTTCAATATCGATTACGGCCAGATGCTGTTTGCGCGCGACATCCACTCCAATGAAAAGCGGGTTCTTGGCATCGAGCAGATAATCGTAATCCTTGTGGCAGTTCTCCGCTTCAGCGGCCGCGATCAATTCATAGGTGATGAAGGCCGAAGCATCATCGGCAGGCACACAGCAATACTCCTGCAACCATTGTTCCTCATCGATGCATTCGCGGCGGAGCCGATTGGTAAAATCTTCCCGCGTCTCCGATCGTCCGCTGACCAGGTTGATCCGTTCCACGATGCCATCGAGCACGGCCCGCTGGATCGGGATGGTATGCAAACTCCAGCCCATCGGATTGTCCTTCTCCTTGACGTCACGAATGAGCTCGTTGAACACCGTCCCCGTCCCGCGATGGGTGCTGATGACGCTGACCTGGCCGCCCCATTGCGTGGCCGGTTTGGCGATGCGATACAGCTCGCGTTGTTCGCGGTGCAGCGCGAATTCATCCAGCTTGATGTGCCCGGTCTTGCCCGCAAACGCATCCGGCGAACTGGACAACGAATAGATGCTCAGGCCATTGGCGAATTTCAGCTCGAACGCGGTGAGATCTTTGTCCTTGTCGAACAGGACTTCGCCCAGATCTTCGGCCGCATGATTCAGGATCCGGGCCCAGCGTTTGCAATAGAGCAGGTATTGCTTGGCCTGGACCATGTCCCGCGAACCGACGAACACGGGCAGACGCGCGTCTTTGGGCGCAACCTTTTTGACCGTGTCGTACGAATCGGCATAGCTCAGCCCGATCTGCCGGCCCTTCTCGCAAATCCGGAGCGGGGCCTGGTCTTTGATCCAGCCGGCCTGGTAGGGCAGAAAATATTTTTGCTCGCGACTCACAGCAGATTCAGCTCCCGCTCGATGCGCTCGATGGTTTCAGTGGTCAGCCCGCCTTTGGCCGAAGCAACCTTGATCTCGTCGAGTTTCTTTTTCACCTCGGTCCGGAACCGTTCGTAGCCGAGCACCTCGCTGGAGATTTTGGCCAGGCCATTCACGACCTTGCCATAGAGCGCCGGTTTTTCGGCCAGGACATCCTTGAACGCGCTCAGGTCGTAATCGGATAGGATTTCGTAGGCTTGCGCCGCGGCCAGGTGCAGGGCGGCTTCAGTGACTTTGCTCCCTTCGTTATCCTTCACGACGTCCAGCGCCTGCTCGCGCAACAGGCGCATCTGCTCGAGCCGCTCGTTTGATTTGAGCCAATCCTGGTACCCGCCATCCTTCCAATTGGTCAGGTTCTGTTCGTTGATCCCGGCGAACCCGCGTTTCTCCAGCTCGGTGATGATGGCAGTGTACGGTTCGCCATCGAGGAGCATGAGATTGGCTGCGTCCCGATGTTCCTTCGGGATGCGGGCCATCTTGCCTGTGCGCCTTTGGCTCATTTGGTCCGTGTGAATCCGTGAAATCCGTGTCTCATTGCAATTCGCGCCTGGCCGCTTCGCCCAGGTCAGTGATGGCCCATTTGCGTTCGCCGAGTTTGCCGGTGATACCGAGGATCCATTTGAGTTGCTCCGCTTCTTTCAATGCCGCTTCGAAATCGGACATCGTCGCCATCGGATTAACCCGCCCGGCAATGGCGCCGAACAATTGCCATTCCACAAACAAGCCGCCGCTCAAGTCAGCGAGCACCTGCAGAACGGCACGGATGATCTGGCGCTGGTGTTGGGTCATTGTCCGATTTCTTTTCTGATGCTTTGTGTGTCGATGGCGGCCATATCCAGTTTGTTGAGGACCGCATGATTCGTGATGGCGGTTTCGATCACGCGCACAAGCGAAGAGGGGTCCAGATCATCCTTGCCTTTGACGAGATAAGCCGAGGCGCCGTCATGGATGAGTTTCCTGATAAGGGCCGGATCCGAATCGCCCGAGATGACGACAACAACGGCCTGGGGCACTGCCTGGAAGAAATGCGCGAGGCTTTTGTCCCGGCTTGAATCGGGCAGGTTGAGATCGAGCAATACACAATCAATTTGATGACCGAGACACCAGGTGATGCCATCCGTCAGCGTCCGGGCTTCGAACACCTCCCATACCGGGATGAGCCAGCGCCGGATGATCAGCCGGTAATCGGGATCGTCTTCGATAATCAGGATTTGTCGGCCTTGGCGCATCGTTCATTTGTTGGCGCGCACTTCACCGCGCAGTTCGGCAACGACTTCGAGAATCTGATTCACTCGGGTATGGATCTTTTCCGAGCGCGCCTCGCTAGCCGCCATGATCATGTCGCGATCGATTTTCCAATCGCGTTGGAGTTGGCCGAGATCGTTGGAGAGTTTGAGCACCTGTGAATTGAGCCGTTTTTCCAGATCCATCAGATGCCCGCTAACCACATAATCGCCCAGCGGCTGATAGATTTCGTGCGGAGGCGGTTTCATCTTAAAATGCTCGATGAATTTTGCGCCCTGATTCAGGAACCACAGCACCCCGCCGCAAGCGATGATCCAGCCGCCGATCTGGATCGATGTCGGGGAGGGCAATTCGGCGAAGAGCATTTAGATCATACCGCCCGGCGCCGGCCCCGCCCAGATCGGGCCGGTCGCCGGCTTTGCAATTCGCCGCGCAGACCCAACGACCTGGGACAAGTCTCGCAGCATATGAACCGCGGATGCATCGCGCGGTCCGGTTCGCATGGTTTGGTTTAATGTAGGGGTTTATCATGACCTCCCGCTCCGCGCGGAGCTTCGCGGTGCCTGTGGGTGGTGACCACGACCTGTTCACCCCACGCGCCATACCAGGCGTAACCGTTCCTTCGCTCGGATTCGATCCCGGCGATGTCGTATTTCTTCACGCCATCGCATGATGCGGTCGAATCCGGTACAGTTGCCTTGGCTACATCCTCGATGGCGAGGCATTCGCCAATCGTGATATAGGCATCGCTCGATCGGCATTCTGCCAGGCGGCCATTGCAAGATTGCGATTGCGGCTGAGAACCGTAAAGGAGGCCACTGAGGCCCGTCGTTAGATTTACAATCCGATCACCGTCCTTGGCTGGTCTGCCATTTTTATAATGCATAAATTTGCCCCATTCAAAACTTGTAGCTCAGCCCGAAGCGGATCTGGTCGTAATCCTCAGCCCGGCTTTCAAACACATGCCGGAATTCCGCAGTCGCCCCGACCCGCTCAGTCAACGCATAGGCGACACCAACGCCCACGTGTGTGTTCCAACGTTCCGTGTCCCAGTTCCGGCCGATACCGGCCAACGCATACGGATTGAGTTTAATGTTGGTGGGGAAGCGCAGGACGAACGAGGCGCTCGAGTAATCAATGAACCCGCCACTGATCTCGCTAGCGGCATTGATCGTCGAGTCCAATTTCAACCCGACGTACTCGCCGAAGAACGTGTTGATGGCGATACCGGTGCCGAATGTGCCGCCGCCGAGCCCATGTTTGAGCAGGTCCTCAAATGGCCCGCGAGCGACTGAATAAGCGCCGTAAGTTTCGAGGGTGATCTCGGTGGGCTTAACTTTTTCGTAGAGCGACT